ACACCCCCTTCTCCTAAACCCCAATCATCCATACCCCCTTCGCCCCCTAAAGGGGGCTCTTCCCCCACGGCGGTCGACCAGGTCGTCACGGCGTTTTCGGAAATGGCGCGCCAGTCCGGCCTTTCCGTGCCGAGGGCCGTTACGGCATCCCGTCGTCGCTCGTTGCTGCTGCGGATCGAGGAACACGGCCTTCCGGCGGTCCTCGATGCCATCGAGCGGATCGGCCGCAGCCGGTTCTGCCGTGGCGAAAACGACCGCGGCTGGCGCGCCGACCTCGATTTCCTCTGCCAGCCGAAGAGCTTCGTCTCGATCCTCGAAGGCAAATACGACGACCGACCGCTGCAGCAATCGCAATCGCCGCCCCGGCCGCAAAGCCCTTCTATGCAACGCCATCACGACATCCACGCAAGGCTGAAACGAGAACTCTACGGTGAACCAGATGAACAATTTGCCGGCCAAACTGTCGACCTTGCAGCAGGAGATTTCCGCTCTCACTGAGCAGCTTGCCCCGGCCGGCGCCGACGAAATCGGCCAGTGCATCGAAGGCCTCATGAGCGGCGGCATGCGCATCTCCGAAACGATCACTGCTGCAAACCCGGTCGAAGAATACCGCCTCTCGCTTCGCAACGTGCCGGTCCATGGACTGCGCCGGGCCTACGTGAAGCTGAAGCGCGGCGAATACGAGAACATCAACAAGGCTTTCATCCCCCTGCCGGCGGAGCTGGCGGCGATGGCCAATGCCGAATGCCGTCTCATCCGCGAGCACCGAATTCGCAAGCAGGAAACGCTTAGGGCGATCGAGGACTCAGTCAGCCGAACGGTGCCCAGCTCACATGGGCTTATGGATCTACGCGTCACCCAGCGTGAGCGCGCCATCGCACTAGCGGAGAAGGGCTTCGTCAGGGTTGCCGAAGGTGTAGACCATCTGGAATTCGCCCAGCTAGCCAAGTCTCGGGAGTTGCCGGCCGGCTCCGTCCACCTGTGGGCAATCGACGAGGTTTGGTCGACGATCGCCGTCCGCGTGAACCGCAGCAGGATCCAGACCAAGCTGAACGTCCAGCCCCCGCCAGTATCGCCGGAGCGCGCCGAGGAACTCGCCCGCATGCTCGAGCTACCCGATGCCCGCGAGGTCACCTCCGAGCAGATGGCGTACCGAGGCAAGGTCAAGGCCGAGATCGAAGCGGCGGAGCCCGCGGAAGAGGAGCGCGCGGCATGACCATCCAGCACCGCACCGTCGACATTGAGGCATCGGCCAAGCTTTGGAGCGAGGGCCTGTCTGCTTCGCAGATCGCGAGCAGATTCGGTGTCTCGCGGAACGTCGTCATCGGCATCGCTTATCGGAACCGCGACAGGTTCCCACCGCGCCAGAAGCGGAAGCTGGCGCGTTCGAGGCGGGAGCGAACACGCCGGCCGCGCGAGCAAGCGCCGGAGATCCAGGCGGAACCGGAGATCCCGGCCACGGCCTACGATGGCGAGCGGCTCCAATCCGCGAAGCTCCTTCACCATCTTTCGGCCGGCGAATGCTGCTGGCCCCTGAACACCGGCGGCCCGTACCTGTTCTGTGCGGCGGAAACAACGGGCCGCTACTGCCGAAACCACCATTCTCGGTCCTTGCCGAAGAAGAACGAGGGAAAAGCATGAGCAGATCACGTTGGTACGCAATTCGCACGGCCCCGGGCTATCAGCGCATGGCGGCCGTCGACGAGCGCCTCCCGGAAAACCGGCGGATGGAATCGATCATCGAGCGGAACTGCCGCAAGGACGGCTTCGACATCTTCATGCCCTCGTTTTACAAGGAGTTGAAGCACCACCGGACGAATGAAATCATCGAGAAGCGGTTTCCGTTCCTGGTCGGCTATGCCTTCGTCAATCTGCCCAGGCTGAACTTCGAGGATCTTCGCAGGGTCGACGGCGTTATCGGCTTGCTGCGGGGAAGCATCGGCTATGGGCCGCTCGAGTTTCCGGACGGCATGATTGAGGATCTGTACTTCGCCGAGCACGAGCGCCGGCAAGCCTTCCTCTACGAACAGCATTGCCGGAGAGAGAACTGGCGGCAGGAGCGCGTCCACCACTTGCGCGGCCAACTCCGCAAGATCCTCCCCAAGGGCAGGAAGGCTCGCGTCTCGATGATGGATCAAGCCGAGATGGCTATAGATTCACTGAGCCCTCAGATCAAAGAGCGCGTGCAGAAAATTATCAGTGAATTGAACGAGCTCACGAGCGATGTAGAGGTTGAAAATCTCCGCCAAGCTGTATAGATTTTCTGCAGTGATTTGCGGTTGTCACAGTTGCGGACCTCACAGAGGGAATACTCGCCGGACCGCTGCCGAAAGTTCACACTCGGCGCATAGAAGAAATGCGCCCAAAATCCTGAAATTTGAATTGCCCGGTAGTGCTGCTGGAAAATGCAGATAGACCCCGACTGGGCAAGCGCGACCACCCGATAACCGCCGTCTATGCGGTAGGGTGGTCGCCTTCAGCGCTCAATCGCCTGTAGCACGAGGCTCGCTCCGGTGATCACGACAGTCACCGCCACTGCGATCGCAGACCACTTCGTCCAATACGCTGTTTTCACAGTCGCGTCTGCTGCGCTGATCTGTGCGGCGGATGCCGCGATCTGGTTATCTGTCGCCTCTTTCGCGAGAAGGAAATGTCGCCTGCGGATTTCGATATCTCGCCAGTACGATGCCTGAGATCCTGGCTGTTCATGAGGATTAGCGAAAACCTCCTCATCGGTCTTCTTGGACCAGTTTTCCAATTCATTTTCTCCTGTTGTCTAGTTGAGAGCAGGGAACGACGAACGACTCTGAGTCGCAAGAGCGTCCGCCCCTTATTCGACCAATTCACAGGTTTCGCCGGCGTAGAGCAGCCCGGTAGCTCGCCAGCCTCATAAGCTGGAGGTCGCAAGTTCGAATCTTGCCGCCGCAACCAGATCCGCGCCCGGCGGTACCGGGCTCAACCAAGGAGAAGGCCGATGACGGCACGAGTACGAGCGAAATTCATGTGCAGCGGGAAGGAGGGCACGACCGTGTTCCTTCACACCGTCTATTCCGAAGATATCCAGTCCGAGGACGGGCGCTTCACGAAGGCTACCCCTTGGGGAGAGCTTCGGATGAACGTCGACAACCCAGACGCTGCCATCCAGTTCGAGCCGGGCAAGTCGTATTATCTCGACTTCACGCCGGCCGAGTGATCATACGCCCCGCCGCCTTAACAGGTAGCGGGGCTTTCGTTTTGAGGAGAGCGCCCATGCACTACCGCTTTGTGGAAGTGGAAGGCGGAGAGGACGACCTCGATCGTGTCGCCAACGAATGGCGCGCTAAGGGCTACGAGCTCTTCCAGGCCGTCTACAAGACCACCTACCGGTGGGTGCTGATCTTTTCGTCGCTCAGCTGAACGTAAAGATCAGCCACGCCAGCGTGCAAGGCAGAGGCAATGATCACTGCGATCGCGATGCGTTCGAGGGGCTTTCCCATAGGGTATGGTCGTTAACGTTGCTCCAGTGGCAATTCAAGCTGCTCTTGGGTAATCTTGAAGGAAAACTCAGTAGACAAATTTACCGCCACAGCGGCTAAGTTGGTCAGGGTCACCGATGATATGAACAGCACAGACACCCAACTCCACTGGAGGCTAAGCCACACTCCGTAGCCAACGATCATGAGGTGCAAAAGAAAAATACTTACGAAGGCCGCCGCGAGCAGTATCATTAGCCCGCCATAATAGGTGCGGAATCCACGACCAGCTTCGAAGAAGTCGATGCCGAAAACGTTCATCTTGGGTCGGAACGCTTTAACGTATAGCTCTGTGAGTGTTTCCGCCGCGGATAAGAAGTCGGGGTCGATGTGCTTCTGTTCAGCTTTTTTCATGCTGAATTGTTCTAAAATTCCTTGATAGAGCTGGGAATTCAAGAACGCTAACGATAGCATCAAAAATGCGAATGAGGAGAGAGCGGTTAAAACCTGAACTCCGGCTGGAATATCATGCAATCCGAGCGATGTTCCCGGAATGGTGATGTTCTTGCCGAATAAAAGCATCGCCAGGCCCATGTCGGTGATGACTAGCGTTTTGAGAATGCCGTCTCGACGCTCTATGGCCAGACGATACATCGACAAGTATTTGTCATGGAGCGCATCAGTAAAGACCGTTCCGTCACGATCGAGTGCCATCTCTCGCCACATTGTCATGCGAAGCCGCACGTTAGGAGAGAGTCTGAGAGTGGGTGGGTTCGGCTGTGAGTTGCTAATTTTCGTGTCCATCACGCGGTTGCCTTCAGTGCTTCCGCAAATGCCTTGATCGCTGAGCTCTTATCTGCCTCGAACATCACACGGACAAGGTCTTCGAAATCCTCGGTACCTATGCGCATCCACGCGCGCGTGGTTCTTCGTCCGCCTCCAAATGTCGTCGTCAAATAGACGCTGCTCGTTGGTTCGCTGCTATCAAATAGCTTGGTACCCGCGAGAAGATTGTCCGATTCTGTGCGTGGCCATTCGCGGCTGCTCCAGCCCTTGAGCAATAGACGCGAGTTTCGAAGAACAGACATATGATCTCCTGCGTTTGGGGCATCCGGTACGATGGTCACGAAACGATGAACAGACTTGAGTCGCAAGCGCGAACTCCATTAGCCCCATAATTCACAGGTTGAAGAATGCCCGGTAAGGAAGACAAACCCCGCACCGACTGGGAGGCAATCGAGCGCGAGTACCGCGCCGGCCAGATATCCCTCCGCGCCATTGCTACCGCGCATGGGATTACTGAAGGCGCCATCCGGAAGCGAGCAAAGGCAGAAGGCTGGCAAAGGGCCTTGGCCGAAAAGGTCCGCCAGGCGGTACGCGAGAAGCTGGTACGCACCGATGGTACGCAGGACGGTACGCAGCCCCAACGCGCGTCGGACAGTGAGATTATAGAAGGGGCTGCTATCCGTGGCCTCAACGTCATCACCTCCCATCGTAAGGACCTGCAGCAGCTTCACGGGTTGAAGCGCATCCTTGCCGAGCGCCTTTCCACATACATGCAGGGCGTTGCCCCTGATGGCCCATGCCTCGGCGACAAGGAAAGCCCGGGCGACCTGCTGGAAAAGCTCTCGCGCATCACCGCTCGTTTGATCCCGCTCGAAAGGCAGGCGCATAACCTCGATGCCGAACCAGATGAACCAAGCGGCGGCCGATCGCTCGCAGACTTCTACGGCGGCTCGGAAGGATAAGGCCACTCTCAACCCGGCTCTTCGCAGCTTCTGGCTGACCCCGGCTCGCAACCGGGTTCTCTATGGTGGTCGGTCGAGCTCGAAGTCATGGGATGCCGCCGGCTTCGCCATTTTCCTGGCCACGCAATGCAGGATCCGCGTCCTGTGCGCCCGTCAGTTCCAGAACAAGATCGCCGAATCGGTCTACACCCTTCTGAAGATCCAGATCGGGCGGTTCGGCCTCGATAGCGAGTTCATCATCACCGAGAACTCGATCCGGCATAAGCGGACCGGCTCGGAGTTCATGTTCTATGGCCTCTGGCGCCACATCGACGAAATCAAGTCCCTCGAAGGCATCGACATCTGCTGGATCGAGGAGGCTCACAACCTCACCCAGGAGCAATGGGACATCCTTGAGCCGACGCTGCGCAAGGAAGGGTCTCAGTTCTGGATCATCTTCAACCCGCGCCTGACGACCGACTTCGTCTATCGCCGGTTTGTGACGAATACGCCGCCGGACACGATCAAGCGGCAGATCAACTACAACGAAAACCCGTTCCTCTCGTCGACCATCCTCAAGGTTATCGAGGCGAAGCGGAAAGAGGATGAGGAAGAGTATCGCCACATCTACCTGGGCGAGCCGCTCGAAGACGATGACGCGGTCATCATCAAGCGGTCGTGGATCAGGGCGGCGATTGACGCGCACAAGAAGCTCGGCATCCAGCCGGCCGGCGGTAAGCGCGTCGGTTTCGACGTTGCGGACAGCGGCGAGGACAAGAACGCCGCGGTCGCTGCGCATGCCTTCCTTGCCACCCATGTCGATGAATGGAAGGCGCGCGAGGACGAGCTGCTCAAGTCGGCCGGCCGGGTTCATGCACTGGCCCGAGAGCTTGGCGCATCGATCGATTACGACAGCATCGGGGTAGGGGCATTCGCCGGTGCGCACTTCCAGGCGCTGAACGCAGAGTTCAGCACCAGGATTGACTACTTCAAGTTCAATGCCGGCGGCGCGGTCCTCAATCCCGATCGCCGGATCGATCCGAACGACCCGCGGTCCCCGACAAACAAGGACTTCTACGCCAATCTGAAGGCACAGACTTGGTGGAGCGTGTCGCGGCGGTTCCGCAACACCTTCAATGCGGTGGAAAGGGGAGAAGCCTTCGAAGCCGACGATCTCATCGCAATATCGAGCGAATGCGATCACCTCGATCGGCTGATCGACGAACTCTCGACGCCGCGTAAGGACTACGACAATGCGGGCCGGTCGAAGGTTGAAAGCAAGAAGGATCTCGACAAGCGAGATATCCCGTCGCCGAACCTTGCTGACGCTTTTGTGATGGCCTTCGCGCCGCGGACCGGCAGCTTCACGCTCGCCAATATCTGAGGAACAAGCATGTCCAACGTGATCGCATTCATGCGCGATAGCTTGACCAGCCTTGTTTCGAGGATGGGCACCGAAAGGGATAAGGCGGCGACGACGTTTTACGCTCATACGGTGCTGTCGGATGAGCAGTTGATCGCGGCTTACAGCACATCTTGGCTGCCGCGGAAGATCGTGGACATTCCCGCCCTCGATGCTTGCCGCAAATGGCGCGACTGGCAGGCGAAGAAGCCGCAGATCGAAGCGATCGAGGAGGAGGAGAAGCGCCTCAACGTCAAGGGCAAGATCCTTGAAGCGTCCAAGAAGGGACGGCTTTTCGGTGGCGCTGCCGTCTACATCGGGATAGGGGATGAAGACCCGTCCCAGCCTCTGGACGTTGAGCGCGTCAACAAGGGTGGTCTCCGTTACATCAACGTTATGACCCGCCGGCAGCTGGCCGCTGGTGAGATAGATCGTAATCCGGAATCCGAATGGTATGGAAAGCCGAGCATCTATCGCCTGTCCGGCGTCAACGGAATGCAGATGGACATTCATCCGTCGCGGCTGGTGCTATTCACAGGCGCGATGCCTGCGGATGACGAGATCACGGGCAACCCATATCAAGGGTGGGGCGACAGCATTCTGCAGTCGACGCTTGACGCGGTGAAGAATGCGGACAGCACGGCAGGGAACATCGCCTCTCTGATCTTCGAAGCGAAGATCGACATCATCCGCATCCCCGATTTTATGGCCAACCTGAGTAACGAGGAATACAAGCGGAAGATCCTTGAGCGCTACACGCTGGCCAACACAGCAAAGGGCATCAACGGCACGTTGCTCCTCGACAAGGAAGAGGAATACGAGACCAAGTCGACCGCGATGGGCGGCCTGACGGACATCCTCATGGCTTTCATGCAGATCGTCAGCGGTGCTGCTGACATCCCGGTAACGCGCCTGCTCGGGCAATCGCCTGCCGGCATGAACTCCACCGGCACGTCGGACATGAAGAACTACCACGACCGAATCCAGTCCATTCAGGAGCTGGAGATGCAGCCGGCAATGGTTCGGCTCGACGAATGCCTTGAGCGCTCTGCGGACGTCCGAGATCCTGACGTCTACTACCAGTGGGCTCCGCTCGAGCAGATGAGCGAGAAGGAGCGGGCCGAGATCTTCAAGACCACGGCCGACGCTGCCCGGCAGCTGGTCGGCACAACAGCAGGACAGGAGATCATCCCTCGCGAAGCCGTCTCCGATGCGCTGGTCAATCGTCTGGTCGAGGATGGCGTCTTGCCAGGCCTCGATGCTGCGATCGAGGAGTACGGCAAGCTCAGCGAGCAGGAGCCCGATGAGGATGAGCTCGCCGCGGCAGCTGCTGCCCAACAGCCGCAACAGACACTACCGGGGCAGAAGCAACAAACCGCCGACGCCGCGCCGCGCACGCTCTACATCCGCCGGGACGTGCTCAACGCCGAAGATATCCGCGAATGGGCAATGGGGCAGGGCTTCCTAACCGTTCAGGATGGCTTGCACGTCACGGTCATCCACACTCGGACCCCGATGGACTGGATCGAGGTCGGAGAGGACTTCTGGGGCGATAACGGCAAGATGACTATTGCCGAAGGCGGCCCGCGCCTGATGGAGCGCTTCGGTGATGCCGTCGTGCTGCAGTTCGCGTCCTCGCGTCTGACCTGGCGCCATGAGGATATCAAGCGGATGGGTGCGGAGACCGACTGGCCCGACTACCAACCGCACATCACCATCACTTGGGCGATGCCGGAGGGCATGGACCTGTCCAAGGTCGAGCCCTACCGCGGCAGGATCGAGCTCGGTCCCGAGGTCTTCGAAGAAGTCAACGACGACTGGAAAGCAAAAGTCCGCGAGGAATAGCCATGCAGCTCTTCGACACCGTGACCTTGGACGGCCTCCGCCGTACCCAGGATGGATACCTCGTTGCGGACGCCAAGGTCGCTCGCACAGGCATCCAGCTCTACACCGGCCGGGAGGTAGATCCGGAAAACAAGCACGGCCTGCGCGACAAGGCGGTGGTGAAGGTCTATCGGCCGGAGGAAGAAGTCTTCGCGCAGGATGCGATGCACTCGTACGCGTACCGCCCGGTGACCGACAATCACCCCTCGGAAATGGTCACGGCTGACAACTGGAAAGACCACGCCGTCGGGCAGACCGGCGGCGAGGTGGTGCGCGATGGCGACTTTGTCCGCGTGCCTCTCGTCCTCATGGACAAGGCCATCATCGCCAAAGTCGAGGGCGGCAAGCGCGAGCTTTCCATGGGCTATTCGACCGACCTCAAATTTCAGGACGGCGTCACGCCCTCGGGCGAGCAATACAACGCGATCCAGACATCCCTTCGCATGAACCACCTGGCGGTCGTCTCCGCCGCCCGGGGCGGTTCCCATCTGAAACTCGGAGACGACGGGAAAGGACAAAGGTCAATGACGACCCGAACCCTCATGGTTGATGGCCTCTCGGTCGAGTTGGCCGATAAGGACGCTCAGATCGTGCAACGCGCGATCGACGGCTTCAACAAGCAGATCACCGACCTCCAGACGGCGGCCGGCGAGCACAAGGCGACGATCGCCAAGAAGGACGAGGAGATCGGCACGCTCAAGGCCGACCTCAAGAAGGCGCTCGATGCGGCCCTCAAACCGGAAGACGTCGACCGCATGGTGGCTGATCGGGCCTCGCTGATCGAAACCGTCAAGGCGATCGACAGCAAGATCGACATCAAGGGCACCGATGCGGATCTCCGCCGCGCAGCCGTCAAGGCCAAGCTCGGCGACGAGATGGTCAAGGACGCCTCCGATGCGGAGATCACCGGCATGTTCAAGGCGATCGCCAAGGACGTGAAGACGGCCGATCCGTTCGCCCGCGTCGTCTCCGACGGTCTCAAGCCGACCGGCGATGCGCACACGCAAGCCAACGACGCTTGGAACAAGAGCGTCTCCGACCTCAACGCCTGGCGCAAGGAGGCCTAAGCCATGCCGATCACCTATCGCGACAATCTCGCCGCCTATGCGGTGGGCCGCCGCGCCAACATGGAAGAGTGGAACACCATCACTCGCACCCTGGAAGGCGCAACCTCGCTGGGCTTTGGCGTTCCCGCCATTGCCGGCTCCGGCGCTCATACCTGCGCGCCTCTGACCGCGGCGGCTCAGAACGTCCTCGGCATCACCGAGGCCAGCCTGACACTCCCGCGTCCTGGCGACGAATACGACCAGTACGACAACGTGGCGATCTGCGAGAGCGGCGTCATCGGTGTCCTGCTCGGCGCCAACGTCATCAAGGGGGCTCAGGCCCGCTACGACGTAACCAACAAGGTTTGGACCGGTGCTGCCGCATCGGCGACCGTCCTCACCATCCCCGGCGCTCAGTTCGATGAAGCCGGCTCTTCCGGCGCGGTCGGAATTGTCCGCTACCGTCGTCCCGTTCCGTCTCTCTCGGCAGGAGCATAATCCATGAATATGATCGTCAATGACGCTCAGGCCCTGGCATTCGTCACGGGGCAGGCGTATCGCATCAACCAGACCGTCTATGAGACGCGCTTTCCAGACTGGGATTTCTCCCGTCTCATCTACGTCGACACGACGGGTCCGGCTTGGTCACCGGGCATCCTGACCTACACCTCCGACCTGACCGGCGCCGCGAAGTTTCAGTCTGGCTATTCCAAGGATATCCCGCTCGCGGATGTCTCTCAGGACATGCAGACCAAGACCTTCCACCTGGCGGCTATCGGCTACCAGTACAACATCGAGGAGATCAACACCGCGATCCAGATCGGCAGCTCGCTTCCGAACCGTCGTGCTCGTGCAGCCCGCTTGGCTTACACCAAGTTCATGTACGACCTCACGCTTCAGGGGAGCACTGAGAAGGGTCTCGGCGGTCTGATCAACTACCCCGGTGTTGTCACCGCAGTTGTTCCGGCGGATGGTACCGGTTCGGCTACCTTCTGGGTCAACTCGGCTGGTGTTGGGATCAAGACGCCGGCTCAGATCGTGCGAGACATCAACCTCGCACTGCAGGGCATCAGCCTCGCCACCTTCGAAACGGAACTGGCGGACACGATCCTCCTGCCGGTCGAGGCATACAACTATATCGCCGCCACGCCCTACAGCGCGACGACGATGGAAACGATCCTGTCCTTCGTTCAGCGGACCAACATCTACACGATGACCACCGGCCGCCCGCTCACGATCCGGACAGTTCGTGAACTTGGCACCGCAGGCGTCGGCGCGGCTGCTGGGACCGGTCGCCTCGTGGCCTACAAGAACGACCAGGACTATGTGAAGCTGCACCTCCCGATGCCTCACCAGTTCCTGCCGGTCTATCAGGATGGCCCTCTCAACTGGCAGATCCCCGGCATCTTCCGCACCGGCGGCGTCGAGCTGCTCACCACGGTCGCATTCCGGTATCTCGACGGCATCAGCCAGCCGCCGGCCTAATCACCGTTCCAAAGGCAGCAGCGGGCGGCATTCGTGCCGCTCGCCTTTCTCTATCGCGAGGAATTGCACATGGTCACCGTGAAGAACCTTACCGCCAGCCCCTATGACCTCCAGACCGTGGACGGCTTTGTTCGTCTACCGGCCTTCGGCGAGGCGTCAGGCGAGTTCACAGGCGACTATCTGCAACTGCTCGAAGCAAGCATGGCCGTGAAGGTCATCGATGCGTCCTCGAAGGCCGATCCGCTCGATCATGACGGCGACGGGAAGAAGGGCGGCTCCAAGCCCGCGGAGGATAGCGACGAGCTGACGAAGCTCCGCGCTGACTACCAGGAAGTATTCGGCAAGCGCGCCTACCATGGCTGGAGCGCCGAAGAGCTGCAAGAAAAGATCGACGCAAAGCTGGCGGAATAAGCGATGGCCGGATATGGCGATAATGATGGCTTCACGGCTTACGCTGCCGCGGCCGGCTATGTCTTTCCCGACGGGACGACCGATGCCCAGAAAGACGCTGCACGGCAGCGCGGTTCTATGGCCGTCGATCGGTATGAGCCTCGGTTCAGCGGGCGAAGGACCGGCGGGTACGCCCAAGAGCGAGCCTGGCCGCGCACGGGCGCGACGACCTATTACGGCGAGGCGATCCCCTCGGGCGAAATCCCGGTCGCGGTTATCAACGCCTCGTATGAGGCCGCATTCCTCGAGTTGACGAACCCAGGCAGCCTTTCGCCGGTCGTAACAGGCACGTCTACGGTGAAGCGCGAGAAAATCGGACAGCTTGAGGTCGAGTATTCAACCTCTACTTCAACGGATATCGACGACCTCGTCGCGCTCGCAACGCCTGTCGTGACCACGATCGAAGGGCTGCTCTGGCCGTTTCTCGTGCCGGTCTGGCCGGGTGCTTTGGTGGTGTAGCTCCAGGCATCGGAACTTGATCAGAATACGCCCAGTGAGCCGAGCAACGAGACCATTCCGGCGATCAAAATAACGAATTGAGCCCTCTGCTTCATCGTAGGGTCAATTGGAAGCTTCTGCACGAGATAAAGCACAACCCCGGCGAAGAGGATGGTCAGGAGGATGCTGATTGTGGCGGACATGTCCCCCAGATCCTTGAACAAAGAGCCTTTGCGGCAATGAGGCGTAAATAAGGCTTAGCTCTCGAAAAGGAAGGGCGGAGGATGGCAAACCCGATCTATGCGCGCCTGCAGGCGACCGCGCAGCGCCTCATCGCCAAGTACGGCCAATCCGCTACTGTGAAGCGGATCACACCTCCGGATCCTGTCTATGGCGGAGAGCCGGTTGTCACGTCATATCCAGCCACGCTCGTGCCGATGGCATACGAGGCCCGCTACATCGACGGCACGGTCATCCAGACCGGCGACATGCAGATTTACATCTCTGCGGTTGGTCTCTCGATCGAGCCGACCGTCGGCGACGTCGTCACCGCCAATGGGAAAGACTACGCCATCGTGACGGGGGACCCCAACAAATACGACGGCCTGACCAACGTCGTGTTCATTGTCCAAGGAAGGATTGCATCATGAAAATCCGCTTCGTGAAGAACTACAAGGGCCGCGGCGTCGGCGATACAGCTGACATGCCGGAGACCGAGGCCCGTGCTCTAATCGGCATCGGACTGGCCGAGGAAATGCCGGCAGAGAAGGTCGCCAAAAAGGGCGAGAAGGGAGCGCAGGAATGAACCGGCGCTCCTTCTTCGGCTTTGCCCTCGGCGGCGCTGTAGCCGCGCCTGTTGCGCTCCTGGTTGGCGAGCAGCCGGCGACCGACTATATCCACGGCGAGATCCTGCCGCTTGAGCCCATCGCCCCGAGCCCGATCACGATAGAGGTGATCAAGGCAGAGGTGCAGAGCGCCGTAGCACTGGCAATGCGCCAGGCTGAGGAAACCAGACTGCGCGGGTTTTCGGCAGCACAGTTTCACTTTGCCCATCAGAAGGCCTGATCGTGGCATCTCTGCGCCAGCAGCTCGACGCCCTCATCGAGGAGCTTTCCCCCGCAATGGAGAAGGCCTTCCGCGAGGCGATCGAGGACATCAAATCCGAGATCGTCTTGAAAGAGGTCGTCGAGCGGCTGGAACGCCGAGACGTCGAGGGCGCCATCGCTGCGCTTCACATCGACCCGGCAGCCTTCCGGCCGCTCTCCGAAGCGATCCGGACTGCATTCAATTCCGGTGGCCTCCTGGTCGTCAAGAACATGCCGCGCCTGTCCGATCCGGCGGGCGGCCGTGTCGTCTTCCGCTGGGACGTTCAGAACCAGCGTGCCGAGCAGATCATTCGCGAAGCCTCGTCGACGATGATCACGCACGTCACCGAAGACACGAAGCAGATGGCACGGGAGCGGATCGAGGCAGGCTATGCCAAGGGGCAGGGGCCGAACACGATCGCTCTCGACATCGCCGGCCGTGTGAACAGGGTCACCGGTCGCCGTGAGGGCGGTTTGCTTGGGATGACGCCGCAGCTTGCCCGCACGGTCGAGAACGCGCGTACGGCGCTCCTCTCAGGCGATGTAGAGGGCATGAAGCACTATCTGACGCTCACGCGCCGGGATAAACGCTTCGATCGTCAGGTCGCCAAGGCGATACGCGAGGGCAAGCCGCTTCCGGCCGACGACGTCCAGAAGATCACCGGCCGCCTGGCGGACCGCTATGTCCAGCTCCGGGCCCAGACCATTGCCCGGACGGAAACGCAATCCTCGGTCCACGCCGCGAAGCATGAAGCCTATCAGCAGGGACTGGACCGCGCCGGCCGTGATGCAAGCCTTGTCACCCGCCGTTGGCGTTCGGTCGGCGACGGACGTGTCCGCCACACGCACCAGGTCCTGAATGCCGAAGAGGTGACAGGCATGGACCTGCCGTTTCAGTCGCCATCGGGCGCTATGATGCGCTTCCCAGGCGATACCAGCCTCGGCGCCGGAGCTTCCGAGATCATCGGTTGCCGCTGTCATGTCGAATATAACTTCGACTTCGCCGAGGAATACGCGAGATCGCGAGGCCGATAATGGCTGAGAACAATCTGAGCTTCGCCGCACAGGTCTCGGAATGGGTGCAGGCGGAGAAGGAACGCGAGGCGGCCGTCCTGCGCACCGCGGCGCAGATGGTCGCGAACAACGTCCGGACCTCGGTTGCGGAGGGTGGACGCATCCCAGTCGATACCGGCAACCTCAAGAACTCGCTAATGGCATCGACTTCGACAATGCCACGCGTTGATGAGGGCGAGAGGGAATATCCGGATCAGAGCGGAGAGATCGAACTCATCATCTCGAACCTAGATGTCGGCGAGACGCTCTATCTCGGATTTCAGGCGGCCTATGGTCCTCGTATGAATTATGGCTTCGTCGGGCAGGACAGCCTCGGGCGTGTCTACAATCAGCAGGGGTTCGGCTTTGTCGATGCTGAGGCTCAGACCTGGCCGCAGACGGTCAAGGAAGCTGAGGCGAAGGTTCGCGGTCGCTTTGAAGCGGGTCCGTCCCCTCGGACATGATGATCAAAGCCTTTTGAAGGACATCGAGATCGCGGATCGCGGCGGAAAGAACCTGTCGGCCGTTCTCGGTTCTCACTGTCTTGTTCAGCAGCAGCGATTGCGCCTCGTGCAGGAGGTCATGCACCTCGGTATCTGAGAGCGCTTTGTTTTCGGCCATAGGCCTAGAGGTAGCAGATGGCTGACACGATTGAAAAGGACATTTTCCAGGGCATCATGCTCCGGATGATGGCATTGCCCCTTCCTGCCGGGATGACGCTCGCCGGCAATGTCGCTCTACCAGGTGTGACGTTTTCGCCCACCCCTACGACGAAATACGTCAGCTTTGAAATTCACTTCAATCGCTCGATCAGAACTGACTTGTCGCTTCAGATTGATCCGATCAGGCAGGGGTTCATTCGCGGAAACGTGAACTGGCCGAAGGGTAGTGCGCAGGTCGATGCTGTCGAGCTTGCTGGCGTCGTCTGCAAGCACTTCAAAGCAGGCACGAATTTCTATCAGGACGGCACACAGATCCGGTTCGATGAAGATCCGGAAATGAGCCTCCTAATCATCGGTAGCACTCATGTAACCGTGCCCGTCACGGCGCGTTGGCTTTGCTACCCGCACGTTCCGGCCTGATTGGCCCTGCCGCTCCGCGCCTTCGGCAAGCGCAATCAGACAGAAAGGATTGAGCTATGGCTCAGCTGTACCCAGTCGCGGGCGCGAAGATCTATATCGGGCCGGCGGTGAATAACGTTCCGGATGACGCGGACATCAACGAGGCGCTCTTCTCGTCGGTCACCTTTACCGAAATCAAAGGCTGGCAGACGATGGGCGCGATCGGTGACGCCGCGGCGCTCATCACCGAATCCGTCATCTCGTCCGGCCGTGACCTGAAGGCGAAGGGAACGCGCAACGCCGGCTCGATGCAGAACAACTTCATCATCCTTCCGGATGACGTCGGGCAGATCGCGCTTATCGAAGCCGAGGCAACGCCCTACAACTATCCGTTCAAGCTGTTGTTCAACGACGCGCCGCCGGCGAAAACGTCGACGGTCACGATCACCGTCGCGACCCCTGGCGTGATCTCCTGGAACGCTCATGGCCTGGCCGCCGGCACTCCGGTCAAGTTCTCGACGACTGGCGCGCTGCCGACCGGCCTCACGGCTGGCACCACCTATTACGTCGTCAGCCCGTCGGCAAACGACTTTCAGGTCGCGGCAACTCCGGGCGGGGCAGCGATCGCCACCAGCGGCACGCAGTCGGGCACCCATACCGCCACGACCGCGCCGACGGGAACGACGAAGTACTTCTACGGGATCGTCATGACCGCCCAGGAGAACGGCGGCGGCGCCAACACCGCTCGTCTGCTGCAGGGCAATGTCGAAATCAACAGCGCCGTTCTGACGGTTGCTCCTGCAGGTGGTGCGTAAATGGCCGAAGAGTTTGTCGACCTTTCCGGTCTCGAAGCCCTCGTCCAGTCTCAGGAGGAGGGTATCGAGATCGATATCCTCAATGAGCAGGACAAGCCGATCGGCCTCAAGATCCGCGTAGTCGGTCCGGATAGCGACCGGATGCAAAAGGCAATGCGCGATGTCGCCGCCGACTTTGCCAAGGCGGCAGCCGAGCGCGAAAGCCTCGGCGAAGCGCCTGCCTACGACAGCGATGCTCGCTTGGTCGCCATTCTGGCGAAGGCGACCGTCAGCTGGTCACCGAATCCAAAGATCGGCGGCAGTGTTGTGCCCTTCTCGGAGGAGAATGTCCGAAACCTCTACACCAAGTTCCGGATCATCCGTGAGCAGGTAGAGGTTCGCGCGGTTCGCCGCGGCTCTTTTACCAAAAGCTGATCGATCGGCTCTGCAAGCTCATCGTCGATCAGCACGAAGGTAAGAAGCTCGCTATCCCCGCCGCTGGCCAGCAAGTCTGGTGGTGGTTCCGAGAGTTGGACAGCCAGCGCACCGGGAACGGCTACGGGCCCAACGCTCTCGGGTTTCAGGCAATTGGAGAGTGGGCGAGGCTTCGCGGCCTCGTCCTCAAGCAGTGGCAGCTCGATGCCATCCTGGCAATGGACCTGAAGCGCCGCGAGATCATGGCGCCGAAGGATGAGCCAGAGCCCGAAAAGCCGAAAGTCTCAGAGCGTCCGCTCTCCGCGCGCCTCTTCGATGCGCTCTTCCCAAGCAAGAAGTGATAGCCGATGTCTGAAGCGACCCTTGGTTTCAAGATCGATAGTTCGCCGGCCGTCAAAGGCGCGGCTGACCTCGATCATCTGACGGCAGCCGCTGGTCGCACTCAGCAGGCTGTTGGGAAGCTCGAGAATGAGGTCGAGCAGCTTGGCGGCGCCCTTGGGAAAGCCGGCCAGGGCGCTGGTAGGCTCAAGCCTCCGATCGATGATCTCGGCCGCTCGTTCGGAGCGCAGGACGAGCATGTGCGCGCCTTCCGGATGGAAGTCGAGCGGCTCACGCTGAAGTATCAGCCGCTGGCAAAAGCCACGCGTGATTACGAGGCGTCGATTGGCGAGATCCAGCGGGCGCACAAGCTCGGCGCCATCACGGCGCAGGAGATGACGCAGGCGCTCGATCGTGAGCGGCAGGCTTATGAGCGGCTGAAGACGTCGGCGACGGCCGCCGGCGCTGCGGTGAAGGCTGCGAACACGAACCGGCCGGGCGGCCAGGGCTTCAACTCTGCCAATGCTGCGTTCCAGTTCCAGGACATCGCCGTCACGGCCGCCATGGGCATGAACCCGCTCATGATCGGCCTGCAGCAGGGAACGCAGCTTGCGTCCGTTCTCGGATCGATGGAGCGGCCGGTCTCTGGTCTGGCCTCGGCCTTCGCGTCGCTCATCAGCCCTGTTTCGCTGGTCACGGTCGGTTTGACCGCCGGTACCGCCGCGCTCGTCCAGTATTTCATGACGGCCGAAAGCGGGACCGACAAGACGAGCAAGCTCTTCGAAGAGCAGAACGACTTGATCCGGCGCGCTGCCGCTCTTTGGGGCGATGCTGCGCCGCAGCTGAAGGCCTACGTCGACGAGCTGGACCGCGCCGACAAGATCACTCAGGGTCGGGAAGCAGGAGAGATCCTGGCCGGCCGGGAGCTAGAGGGCCTCGGCGAGGAGTTGCAGGGTGTCAACCGGCAGTTCTCCGAGGCGGTTCGCGGCCTCCGGAGCATCGACGCTGACCCCGCATTCATTCGTGATTTCTCGCAGGCCTTCGGTGACCTGCGCGAGCGCCTCGACGAGGGCACCGCATCGATAGCGGACATCAACAACGCCCAGCGCTTCTTGTCGGAAGCGGTGGACCGCTATGGCATTAAGTCTGTTCTCGGCTTCCGGGACGCCTTCGACCTCATTACCAAGTCGATCCGAGACAGCATCGAGGCTTCACGCGAAGCGCGCGCTGCTTGGATTGCGGGCATCGCGGGCGCCGATAACGTCCAGGACATCATCTCCGGGTCGTTCTTCACCGAAAACGGCAGGACGATGCGCACCGCGGACTTCATGCCGCGCAACCCGGGTGTTCCGACCGGTCGGCCGAACATCGAGTTGAGCGGTGATCCGGACGCCGCGACCATCCTCAACTCCGATGGCCGGCTGACCAGCGTCCCGGTACCGGGGCAGAAGCCGAATTTCTTCGAGCTTGAAACGCAGAAGGAGAAGGTCGACGACGTCACGAAGGCCTATCGGCAGGCCGCCGAGGCGAAGGCTGACTTCTGGCTCGACATCTCGTTTCAGGAGCGTCAGGCGGAACGCAGCGCCATCGATCGGCAGGTTGCTACCACTCTCACGCGCTACGGCTTCAACGAGGATTTGAATTCCCCTGAGGCGAACGCAATCCGCCAGGGCCTGCGCCGTGATGATGCGAAGGACGCTTTCAAGGGGTTCTTCGACGGCATCCACCAGGAGGCATGGGCGAACGGCGGCAAGATCGGTGATGCAATCGTCAAGTCGGCTTTGAGTGCTGCGCAGAAGGCCAGCGAAAAGGCTTGGGGTGCCATCTTTGATCAGCTGGCTACCGCTGCCGGCAATTGGCTGACCGGCGGAAGCGGGAAGTCTTCCGGGGCCGGCGGAGTCGTAAGCAACTTGCTTGGCGGAGCCGCGAACGACAACGCATCCTTTGCCGCGCCGGTTGGTGCAGTGGCGCGTTCGTCGCTCGGTCCGGTTTCGGGTTCGGGTGCGGAACTGGCATGGAACTTCTGGAAGTCTAAGGGGCTCGCCGACCATCAGGTCGCCGGCGTCCTCGGCAACATCAAGGCCGAAAGCGCCTTCAACCCCCTCGCAGTCGGCGACGGCGGGAACGCCTTCGGGCTGTACCAGCACAACGACCGCAGGAACAACCTGTTCAATGCGATCGGCGGGAAGGGAAACCTGAGCAACGCCATGGCGCAGCATGAATTTGCGTATAGCGAACTCATGGGGCCGGAAAGCCGCGCATGGCAGGCGTTGACGAGCGCCAAGGATGTTCGGGGCGCGACTGCGGCCTTCGCCGGCTTCGAGCGCCCGTCCGGTTTCTCGTGGGGCAACCCTGAAGGCGCTCACAACTTTGCCGGCCGGCTCGACGGCGCAGAAGAGGCGTTGTCGAAGTTCGGCGGAACCGCGCAGCAGGCAACTCAGGGCCTCGTGCAGCTCGGTTCGACGCTCCAAAGCATCCCACAGGCGCTCATGGCAAACGGCGGCGGTAGCGGCATTCTAAGCGGCCTGACGAAATACGGCATGGGACTGTTTTCGGGATCCGGCCAGTTCGCGAGCGCTTGGTTGAAGGGCGGTATAGGCCTTTACGCTGACGGCACGAGCTACGCGCCTGGCGGATTGTCGGTCGTCGGCGAACGCGGTCCGGAACTTGTCAACTTGCCGCGTGGATCGCAGGTGTTCGACACCAACCGGAGCGCCCGCATGATGGGCGGCAACGGCAACAGCAGCAGCGCTCCGGCGAACCTCAACGTCAACGTCATCGGTGCCAACGGCGATGAGCACGTCCGGGCCCTTGTGAGGCAAGGCGTTGGGCAGGCTCTGTCTCAGTATAACGAGCAGCAGCGCCGCGTCGGCTTCGGGGAAACGCAGAAGCGATTTGTAGCGCAGAAAGGCTGATGGATGGCAGTCTACATCAACCAGCCGACTGTGCCGATCATGTATCTACGGCCGACCCGGGCGAGTTTCGACAATCCCGGGTCGGCGATCGACGGCGGCGTCAATGGTGTCGGGGAGTCGATCAGCATCGAAACCAGCGGCGGCGGCATCGTGACCGCAACGTATGAGCGGTGCGTGCTGCAGGCGGATGACACCGAGCGTCACGAGGTCATCAACTGGCTGGGCGCGCGCGGTAATGGCGGATATCGCTTCTTCAACGTGCCGATCATCAACGACGGGATCGGGCCATTCCCTTTCATCAACGGCAAGAAGCGCCCAATCATCAAGGGCATTCCCCATTCCGACGGTTCGTTCTTCTCGGACGGTTCCGGCTACAGCCAGGCGACCGTATACGGCGAAGTGACAGAAGCGGCGGCGCTCGGCGCCGGGATCCTGAAAATGCGCGTCTACGGCGCCGCACGACCGCTGCGCTGGTCGGATTGGTTCTCGATCTATCATCCGACCAAGGGATGGCGGGCCTATCGATACTGGGAGGTCATCTCTAAGACGAACGAAACCAACCCGGTCTACACGCTTGCTATCGCTCCTCCGTTGCGCGAGGCGGTGACCGCCGGAACTCGCGTCGAGCTTGCGCGGCCAATGTGCGTCATGAAGTTCCCTCGCGGCTTCACGCTGCCCTGGGATTATGAAGGCTGGTATCACTCGCGCCCCACGCTTCAGTTTACGGAGGCGTTCTGATGGAGTTCGTCCCCGCGCACATTATTGAGGAGATGCGCGGCAGCCATCAGCTCGGCATCTTCCTCAGGGTCGACACGGATCCTGCTTTGCATCTCTGGTTCGGGATCAACGATATCCCGGCCAACTTCGACAGCATCGATCCGACCGGGACGGTCTATCTCGGCGGCGGCCGCCTCATCGGTGTGCCAACGCTCGAGATATTGGTCAACGGTACCGCCGACAGTGTCGAGTTCACCCTTTCAGGTCTGGATCCGACGACTTCGGCGAAGATGCTCGACAGCCTGCCGCCGGTGCGCGGCGCGGCCGTGCAGATGGGCTTGACGACACTCGACCGGTATTTCCAGCCGATGAGCAACATCATTCCGATCTGGACCGGGACCGCTTCTCATACCGGGGAGGTGAGCGCTCCGGTCGAGGAGGGGGAGAGCCGGAGCATCACGCTTTCTCTGGCCGTCGTGACCGGAGAGGCGACCCGTTCCCGTGGTGCGCGCTCGGTCTGGTCCAGCCCTCATCAGAAGGCGATATCGCATACCGACAAGTTTTGCGACGGCGTCAGCCGGCTTGCCAGGGGCGTCCAGCCGGTCTGGCCGAATTTCCAAGGATAGCCATGACCTTGCAAGAGTTTCTTGCCCTGCCACACCAATTCAGTTGGGGCGGGGTTGCTGGCGATGACTGCACGACCTTCTGCGGAACGTGGCTGCGCGAGAGCGTAGGTGTTGATCCTGCGGGAGCTTACCGCGGCACATACAGCACGGCCGAAGGCGCTCACGACATTCTGGCCCGGGCCGGCGGCCTGGTTGCCTTCGCTGCGGCCGCACTTGAGCCGCTCGGCTTTGTACGCACCGTCGATCTGCAAGACGGTGACGTCGGCGTTGTGCTCGCTCCTGCTGGCATGGCCGGCGTCAATGAAGTCTGCGCTGTCCGCTTCGGACCGCTTTGGGCCCTGCTGGCCCCGTCCGGTGTCATCGCCAAGAAACTTGATCACGTTGCAGCCTGGCGCGCGCCGGATGGAGACCTGAGCGTATGAGTTTCCATCACCGCATGATGCTGCAGCGCTATGGTCTGGGTTGCACGACGTCGCTCTACAGCGAAGTTCTGTTTGATCCGATCTTCACGCCGATCTTCACTGCCGTCCTTGGTACCGGCGGTTTCGCCATCGGCGCCACCACGATTACTTACGCGTCGATCGCGTCGGCGATTGCGACCACCGCCATCTCTATCGGTCTGCAGGCGCTCCTCGCGCAAGCACCGAAGCCCCCGAAGCCGGAAGATGGCAGGGCGCCGCTCAACCAGGCGATACCGTTCCGCATCTATGCTGTCGGCCGCACTCGCGTCGCCGGCGCCCGCATGATGTGGGAGGCGAAGGGTTCCAACCTCTATTCGGTGCAGGCCATCGCCGGCCATCGGATCAAGTCGTTCAACCGGTTCTACCTGAACGATGATGAGGTGACGGTCGTCGATAATGTCGTCACGCCGTTGACGACGGGCGGCAGGTACGGCGCAGGCTCAGCGAACGTCAGGCTGTACACTCGCCTCGGCGCGAACCCTGAAACGCCCTACGCCGAGCTCGTCTCGGCACTGGGCGCGGACGGCATCTGGACCAATGATCATCGCGGAGACGGACAGGCCTCGCTCGCGATGCGGGCGCATAATGCAGACGCGCAGGATCAGCAGACGGCATTTCCTTACGGCGCTCCGTCGCCTTCGGTGGAGATCGACGGCGCCTACTGCTGGGATTTTCGCGACCCGGCGCAGGATCCTACAGATCAGACTACTTGGACGTGGACCCGTAACTCGGCCGTCATTCTGGCTTGGCATCTCTGCTTCAACGAGTTCGGATTCGGCCTCGATTACCAGAAGGCGCTCCTGCCGGTCATCGATCTCTGGAAAGAGGAAGCCGACATCTGCGACGAGGATGTTCCTCTCGCCGGCGGCGGCACGGAAAAGCGCTACCAGTGCAACGGCTGGGATACGACTGAGAACGGACCGAAGTCGGGCCTGAACGCGATCCTCGCCACCTGCGACGGTCATTTGGTTGCGCGCGGTGACGGCGCCCGCATCCTGACCGTTGGCAAGTTCCGCGAAAGCCGGACCGCAACGCTGCGCGATGCCGACCTCATCGGCCACAACCTGCAATACGGTGTCCTTTTCGAGGACGAGTGCAACCGCCTCGTGCCGAAATTCACCTATCCGGCAACGAACTACACGAGCTGCGATACGGACTTCTTCGAGGACACAGACGCGCAGATCGCTGCCGGCCGCGTCCTCACGATGGAGGGGAGTTACGAATGGTGCCACCAGTGGCGGCAAGCTCGCCGCCTCGGTAAGCGCGATTGGCTGCGCCAGCGCCAGGAGGTCAAGGGCAGCCTCGATGTCCGGCTTTCCGGCATCAATTCCGTCTATGCGCGGTGGGTTCGTCTAGAGACGCCCAAGAGGCTGCCTAAGCTGGACGGGAAACTGGTCGAGAACCGGCGCTCCATCGTAGCCCTCACAAAGGGCGGCTTCACGATGGACTTCATCGAACATCCCGAAGGGATTGACGATTGGAACCCGGCAACGGAAGAGGGGCAACAGCCACCGGTACCGCCCGCGGTTAACGCCTCGGAGATCCCGACGCCGGTCATCAATCTGATCCAGGCGAAGGCCAACGGCGGAAGCGTCTATATCCGTGTCGTCATTATCGACCCGGAGGACGGAAGCTTGACGCCGGTCGTTCGGTACCGAGTCTCAGACGCCGACGGCCTCGGCACACCAGGTGCTTGGGTGGAACAGTCAAACCCGAACGCCGAGCCGTCCGGGGGGTACATAGACCTTTCGACGGGAAATGTTCCTACGGATGAAGTTCTGGACGTGCAGGCTGCGTTCATTGCCTCTAACAGGCGGTATTCGAACTGGTCTGTGACGGAAACCGTCACCTCGACGTCAGATCCGACGCCGCCGGTCGCCCTGGCATCGTTCTCCCTTACCGGATCTGCGCCGCGTCTCGGGAATGCTGGTTTTGCATTCTCCACTGGCAACGATGCTCATGTGAAATCGGTTGCGATTTACCGCGTCGCGACCGGCGCGGCTTTCGATCCGGATACCGCAACCCTCGTTGCAACGAAGGCGGTTGCGCCATCGGCGAGCTATACGGCCACCGACGGCGACACCACACGCACGAACCTCGTCATCAATGGTGACTTTGCCTCGAGCGCTGGCTGGACGCTTGGAACGGACATAACGATTTCAGGCGGCACGGCAAACAAGGCAGCTGCGGGGGGCATTCAGGAGCTATTCCGCGACATAACGGCCGTTTCCTCCGGTAAAACGGTCCGCGGCAAGTTCAACATCACGTCGTGGACTTCTGGCAATGTTCGCGCTCGTCTGCGCAACATCGCGGCAAACACCGCGCAGGACGCCTCCGACAAAAACACCGTCGGCGAACATCTGTTCAGCATGTTGACGACAGCAGCCCGGGATAGATTTGGCTTCCGCTTCGATGCCGCATCGGTGGGCTCGATCGACAATGCCATTGCCTATGAGGCAACCGCTAGCTGCGCGCCGCAAGGGACATGGGACTACTACGCCGTCCCATCCAACGGATCGAATATCGCCGGGCCAGCAAGTGGCCCGCTGACAGTCACCATCATCTAAAAAACAGAGGTCACAATGGCTGGAGAAATTCAGGCGGCATTTGATGCCGTCTATGCTGATGGTCCGTCTACGAGTCCTGATCAACCGGACAAGAACCGCATTCGGATGGAGGTCGGCGGGACCATTCAGGGGCAAGTGGACAGTGTCCGAAATCTTGCAACGAATGGCGCTCAGCCGAAAGAAGCTGTCCGCGCCGCGTCGTTGACCAACGTGACGCTATCAAGCGTGGTCAATGGTTCGAGCTTCGGGGGCGTCACCGTGGCGACCGGCGACCGCATCGCGCCTATTGGGCAGACGAGCGGCGCAACCAACGGTATCTATGTCGTTCAGGCGGCCACGGCGCCCGTTCGTGCAACAGATGCGGACACGTCGGATGAAGTCTTCCGCATGTCCTTCTACGTCAAGGAAGGTACCAACGCCGGAAAGTCTTACGTCTGCACCAACACGACCGCACCGACACTTGGTGCCACGGCGCTGGTGTTTGCTCTTTCCAGCGATACGTCGTCGCTGAACGCCACCTTGGCGGGGAAGGCAGATCAGACCGCACTCAATGCAACGAATGCGTCATTGCAGGCCGAAGTCGATGAGCGATCCGATTTGATCGATAACGAGCTTGGCGACCTGTGGGCGGATGCGCTCGTCGATCAGAACGGCAACGTGGTCGAAGGCACCACGACAGATGGCACGAAGCACGTCGTTGCTTTGTCGATTGGCGGCAAACATGACATCTCGGCTGACGACGACGACCTCTACACCGAGGCGTTGGTCGACGACGAGGGAAACATCGTTGAGAGCCTGTCGCCAGACGGCACGCGCCGATTTACAGCATTGGCTCTAGGTTCAGACGTTCATGTCTCCACCGCGGACATTCCTGGTTATCGCGAGGTGCACATCGACGAAGAAGGCAATATCGTTTACGCGCTGCTCGATAGCGGAGAAGCTCTTTCAGTTGGCGCTGATGATGGCGTCCCGGAAACTACTTTCTCGCTAATCCCAGGTTTCGGAACAGAGATCGTGATGGCGCCGTCTTACGGGCAGTCCTGGGCCCACGGCACCAGCGGCCAACCTGCTATTACGTTGGTGCAGCGCTTCAACTCTCTGATGTTCAATGGCGGGGTCCGTCCGCGGATAGACGGCGAGTCGAATGACCCGGCCGTCGTGATGTCGTCCCTTGTCCCGTTGGTCGAATCTGATGCGCCTGGGGGCACGCAGGGTGAAACGCCCGTGTCCGGATTTTGCGAGGCGGCAATTGAACGTGTCGCGGCGGAAAACGGGATTGTTTACACGGATCACCAGTATCAGTTCTTCGGCGTTGCTCCCGCGCAGGGCGGCCAGCCTATCGGCAACCTGAGCAAGGGAACATCCACCTACGCCTATCTGATGCAGTGCGTGACCGAGGGTTATGCGCGGGCGCAGGAACTTGGCAAGACCTTCTCAGTGCCGGCCGTGCACTGGTGGCAAGGTGAGGGCGACTACGCACTTGGTCCGGTCTCTTTCGACTATTATCTCGGAGCGCTGAAGAAGCTGCGTGCTGATGTCGATGCCGACGTTCGCGCCATCGTGCCGGATCACCCGCCCGTCGTTCTGATCGTCAACCAGTCACTGTCTCATGGCGTTAAAGGGCAGCCGGTGCCTTCGGTCGACTTGGCCATGGTGCAGGCGTCGATCGACGATCCGTATGTCGTGCTGGCCGGTCCCATGTACGCCTATCCGGCCGCCGACAACGGCCATTACACGGCGCTGGGCTATAAGCACATGGGGGCTGTCGCCGGCGTCGCCTACAAGCGCACTGTGATTGATGGCAAGAAGTGGGAGTCGCTGCGCCCGATCAACATGGTCGCGCAAGGCAATTTTGCGGTCATCCAGTTCCATGTCCCAAAGGGACCGCTTGTCCTCGACACCGTCGCGATCGCAGACCCGGGAGATTACGGCTTTACCGCAGTAGGCCAGGCGGGCGAGGCGCGCGACATCACCTCCGTTTCCCTGATCGGCTCCGACCGCGTGAAAATCGTAGCCGATGGGTCCATCGGCAACGTTCGCTACGCCTGGACCGGGGGTAGCTTCACCGGACCCTTGGTTGGACCTCGGGGCTGCCTTCGGGACAGCCAGGGCGACACCGTCAAACTCGATCCGACTGGCCTCAATCTTCCCCTGCACAACTGGTGCGTCCTCTTCGAAATTTAAAGGAACATGTCATGACTGTTGTCCGCAAATATCCCGGCGTTTTCAGCAAGAGCCTCGGCAACATTAATTTCATCCCGCCGGTGACCACTGGCCTGCTCGGAGCGTTTCTGCTTGGCCAAGACCAGGCGTACTCTCAGAAGAACCACGCCCCCGGCGGCGTGGACGCGGTGATGACGGGGGCGGCTGCTTACGAGCGGAGCGCCGTCGTACTGGGACCAAGCGTCTATCTCCAGACGCAGATCGTGGAGACCAAGTCCTTCACCTTCGCGACTGTGGCGCAGGTGCCGCCGGCGGGTCACGCGTTCATAGGCAACCTCGGCGCCAGCGGCTATAACGGACCATACGCCGTCAGCGAATTCAGCAACGCCAGCCTGAAATTCGGGCCACGTGCGAAGACAACCCCGACCGGAAGTCACCTGGTCGTGGAACAGGCCCTGACCGACGTCAACAGGTGGATGATGTTTATTGCCGCTTGGGATGATGCTTCGCAGACGGCGATCGCCTACATCCCCTCGCTTCAATCGGCAGGCGGGCCGAACCCTCTGACGGTGACTGGGCAAAACCCGCGAGACGCGGGAACCGACCAACTCCGCATCGGCAGGGTTATCGCGTCGAGTGCCGTCTATGCGGCGTCCACGAGGCACGCCCTTGACTACGTTTTCAATCGGAGCCTGAGCATCGCGGAAATGCAGACGATCTATGAGCATGCCAAGCAGTGGTTCTATCCGAGGGGTATCGCAATTTAGACCGGCGCCTGCCGCGGAATCTTTTGGCGGCTGGGTAGTCCCAGCCGCAAGTAATTACCCTTCGGCGAAAATCGGTTCTGACTGCTCGTTCGGCATGGGTAGAAGCCGCCTATCCCAGGTACATCCTTGCCGAAGCACCTTGGCAGGGTTGCCGCCGATTAGGTCGCCTTCGGAGAACGGCTTGCCCGTTACAACAGAGCCTTGGGCAACGATACAGTCCCTCGGAAGGGTGACCCCCTTGTTGATCATGACGTTAGCGCCGACCCATACATGATCTTCGATAGTCACGTCCTTCGGCGCATTGATGCGCTGCCCGGTGTGCCTGTCAACGAGGGAGTGTGCATCGGAAGTCCGGATCTCAATGCCGTGGGCGAACATGCAGTCCTCGCCGATGCTTACCGTCTTGCCCTCGCCGGCGATGATCCAGACGCGTTCAGCGGAAGATCCTGGGCCGATAATGCACCTGCTGTGATCGTTCGTCAGGTTGATGCGACCGGTCAGGCGGGAAGCCCGCTTGATCTCTAGACGGCAGTTGTTGCCACGGACGACGATGATCATCTCGTTAAGTTGGACAGCTGGCTCAAATGATAATACCGCCCCTGAGCCCTCGAAATGGACCCAGCAGCCGGTACCTATAGGGGGTGTGCCTTCGAAAGCGTTGTTTTCACCCTTGTCCACGCGGACCTTGGCGCTTCCGAATGAACGAATTTCCGGGGCCACTTTAATCTCTCAAGCTGTCTCGAGCGCTGCTTGAGCGGCAATGAAAACACGGGCGTCTTTCTCGTACTTGCGCCAGAAGGGCTTTCCATTGAAAGCCGCATCATCGTCGAAGACATCCGCTTTCAAAGTTCTGTCGGGGTCGTGACCATTGGCGGCGCAAATCGCGCGTGCGACTTTCTCAATCTTATCCATCCTGAAATCCGTTCTGTTTCGGTTGGGCTCACATGCCTTATGCGCGAGGTCATTACAAACAGCAACCCCAGTAACTTCTTTGCCGGGTTATGGTCCATTAACGGCGGGGCTGGACTAACACAACGATCCGTTGCTTGTGAGGGTTGCGTACATCGTAGAAGTGCTGTCAGTGTAAACGCCTCATCGCTCTATGAGGCTTTCCATGTATATGCTGACCCGTACCTTGTTGATCGGCCACGTAGTGTTGCTTGCGACTTGCGTTGAAACGGTTGCTCAAACTGGCAATGAAACGTCGACCCATTACACGCTGCCAGTGCGCATCGTTGCCGAGCCTGAGGAGGATCAACGTGCGGTGCGCGACCGCGAACGAAGCCTTGCTCTTCAGGAAGAGGACCTAGCACAGCAGACTTCGGTTGCAAGTTCTACCGAAGACATCGTCTCCTGGACCAAGGTGCAGGTGGCGCTGACCGCCTTAAGTTTGGGAGGGCTTTTTTATACGTTATTCTTGACCCGTCGAGCAACAAAAGCTGCTGAAAACGGTGTCATGGTCGCCATGGAAATGGGCGTCAAGCAGGTGGAGGGCCATCTTTCAATAAATGAGGCCCGGCTCTGGGCCAAGTCGGAAGACGGGGCAAGCTTTGCTCCTGAGTTCCATTTTCTAATGCAAAACACCGGCCAATCCCCTATTCATGCAGTACAAGCACAAGCGGAAGTGCTGGTGCTCGAAGGAGATGATGTAACGGTTAGGTATCCGCTCGAAACGCTGCCGTTTCTGAGAAATTTCTTTATGCTGACGGCTGGCGCTCGGCATTTTATATGCAAGTCAAGTGAGGCGTCGTTACGGGAACATATGGAGGGTTTTGAAGACAAGAGGAAAACAGTACGTATAGAGCTGGCCGTCAATTTTAAAACGATATTCGGAGACCTCTATCGAATTGAAGAAACCTATGATGGTTATCAATTCTGTCCCGACGCCACTCCCGAGCTGGAAGGTTCATTCGCATATGATCTCAGTCGAGTCGCAACAACTTACACGTTAAAGGAAAAGAAGCGGAACCTCGCCGCACTTTAGACTGTCGAACCCATGCTGGAGGGACGAGACGTGAAGTAGCGCGTCTGCGGCGTTGCGAGAGAGAAGGGCCTTTTTCGTGGCCGGTGCCCTAGAGCCACCTATCGCTCTTCTCGCCATCCAGCATCGCAACCGCATCGGCTTCGATGCCGCGACAGATCTCTTCATATTCCGCCAACAGCTCTTCACGACATGGGACCTCCTTGCGGAGCTCGTCGACCATCAGCGCAGTGACCTCATAGACCCGGCAAAGGCTCTGAAATGCGAGCCTGTGGGAGCTAGGGATTTTGTCGCGATAACCGGGAAGGGCGAGCCTGAGGCGCGCTCTACCTGCCCTGATCAGCGGTATTCCTGAGTTCATTTGGGCATCGAGCAAATCGGATTCGTCCGGGTGCCCCGCGTCAATTTCATTATTTTCCATGGGCAGGCCTCTTTGCAGCGTCCACGCCGGGCGATCCAGCTCATCCGCCTCTATCACAAGCACCAACCAGGAGACCATTATGGCTCGGGAAACTCTTCCCGTAGCCCTCGAACTCATGTTCGGGGATGAGGGCAACCATCCTTGTTGGGCAACGTTTCGTTTCCAGGGGGCGCACCGAAGGAGGAGTGCGATGCGTCCTGATGAGCGCGTCAAGATAATAGAATGGACTGCAGCTCTCGCCGCAGCCGCTTTCGTAGCGGCGCTTGTCGTGGCGCTGGTGTCCTGAGGACGTCACTTTCAACGAAGGCCGGAGAATTCCCGCTGTGTCCGAATGTAAGTGATGGCGGCAGCTTCTAGGCTTCTGCACTCAGCTTCGCATCCAATCAGGGCATCGTCGTCTTTCTCGGCGGCGCATCGAAGTCCGTCGCGGCGCAGACACGCATGTTCGTAAGCCACGCAAAGCTTCAGAAATACGGAGCTGTTCATCATCCACGCGCTAGCACGCAGATCTGGGGCCGCCAAAAACAACCGGGCCATTCCTGCCTTCTGCGCATTCATGGCGGTGTTCGCTTTCGTTTGAGAGCTAATTCGTCTCAACGGGTGCTTCGAGGGAATAGTTCCACCAAGTTGACCGGCACTGGGATTGAGCAACCCAATCGAATAGCTAAAAGGGGTCCGGCTCGGCTGATGTCGGGATTGGCTCGATCGGTCTTGCTGCTAGAGCTTTGAGATCCTCGGCGAGGCAGGCAAGCTGTGCCGCAACGTCCAAAAGATTTGAAGCGGCGCACTTTGCCGCGATTTCTGAGAGGTCAGAAGCCGGCTCGATTGGGCCGGCGCTTTTCCCTTTGCTACCGTCCATGTTCAATTCCCATTTCCACTGATGTGGATCAATGGCGAGGCCCGTCAAGGGCCGCGGGCCGATGACGAGCCTCCCGGCCGCCTGCGAAGGGCGAGACGACCAATGTCAGTTTAAGCCCGAACACTGCGGGCCGCCATAAACCAGCCGCCGAATATTCCCCAACGACAACCAGGAGACTTCAATGAGCGCCATCACCGCTCAGCACGTTCGCGCTGCCGCAAAGGGCAAGGTGAACGAGAGCAACCTCGCGTCCGTGCTCGTGGCGCTGGACAGGTACGGCGACCGGTTCGGCATGGATCGGCCGCACCGTCTCGCCCAGTATTTCGCCCAGCTCATGCATGAAAGTGGAGACTTCCGCTACGATCGCGAGATCTGGGGCCCGACGCCGGCGCAACAGCGCTACGACACCCGCACCGATCTTGGCAACACGCCGGAGAAGGATGGCGACGGATACCTTTACCGCGGCCGCACCGGCATGCAACTGACCGGCAAAGACAACTACCGCCAGTTCCGCAACTGGTGCCGCGCCGCCGGCCTTGACTGCCCGGACTTCGTTAAGGATCCGGATGCGGTCAACACCGACCCCTGGGAAGGCCTGGTGCCCTTGTTCTATTGGGACACCCGCGACCTAAACCGCTGGGCCGACGAGGGCGACGCCGAGACGATCACGAAGAAGATCAACGGCGGAAAGAACGGCCTCTCCGATCGGTTTGACCGGCTCGCCCGGATATCTCTCGTCCTGCTCGGCTACCGCGCCGATAACGTCCTTCAGTTTCAGGCCGACCAGCGGCTGCAGGTCGACGGCGATGTCGGTCCGAAAACCCGTGCTGCGATGCATACGGCCCTTGTGGCTCTCACCCCGGGCGAAGCGGCACGGCCGGAGGTCAAGGCGGCGCCGGTGACCGAGGAGAAGCCGGTACCGGTCCCTGTCACGCCGCCCAGCCTCGATGCGCCTTGGTGGAAGTCGAAGGAGGTCATCACCCCGTCTGTCATCGGCGGTGGCGCTTCGTTGCTTACCGCGATCGGCGGAATACCGTGGCAGAACCTATTGTTGATCCTTGTCGCGTTCGGCGGCATTGCCGGCTTCCTCTACTGGCGGAAAAACGCCGATCGCAAGGCGGTGGCGAAACAAGTCGAGGGGATGGCGTGATGTTCAGCCGCCTCTCTCTGGCCGCTGGCGCGATCGCCGGCGGCTTCGTCGTCTTGCTTGTCACGCAGGCAGTAAACGCCCTCTGGACCATCCCTGCGGCGCGGGAAGAGGGCCGGAAGCTCGAACGCGCCGAACTGGATTCCGCAACCAACAAAGCAATCGGAGAACTGCGAGATGAAGCTGATCGCGCTCGCTTTAATCGTCGCCTGTGCATTGAGCGCGGCCGGCTGTACGTCAACGCAACAGGTCAGTGCGTCGAAAGACCGGCTCAACCAGGCGGCTAGAGCCGTCGTCGGCACGTCGCTGATCGGCGCTCGAGGCGCAACGCCGGCCGATCAGGACAAGATCGACGAAACAGTCGCCGGGCTATGCGGCGCCCGCGCCTGGACCCAGAGCGAGTGCGGCCGCCACGACGCGGCGCAGCAGTAAACCATCCAGCATTGCATACGAGGGGCAGGGCATTGGCTGAAACACAGGAAACCGAAAAGATGGTAGCAACTCCGAAATGGAGGTTTGAATATAACCTCAACACCCTGGTGATCCTGTTCGGCTTTGCCGGCGGCCTCGTAGCGTGGGGCGCGACCTGGGAGAGGGTGAACGCCAATCAGGACTCGCAGGCTAATTCCATCGATCGCCTCGACAAGCGCCTGACAGCCGCCGAAGTCTCCCTCCGGCAGATCGACAATCACGAACTCCGAATTTCGGCGGTGGAAAAGCAGGCGGCCGAGGCGGCGACGTCAATGAAGGCTGTCGAGAACACGCTCAACAGCCTTTCCATCGATACACGTGTGATGCGAGAAATCCTTCAGAGGATCGAGGCCAGCCAGCGCGACGGCGTGCAGTTGCGGCGGTGAGGTGGCAGCGCCTCGATGAAGGGGAACGAGAGGCGCCGCCTGATGGGTCGACTTGGCGAATAGCGAAAGGGATAAAGTCGACCTCGCTGAAGTAGCCGCTCCATGAAACAGCGACTGCTAACGAACTCCTTGGCCCACCGATAGTTCCAAGTTTTTCTTCTTTGGGGTTTTGCCGCGGTCCCTTCCGAGGCCTCTGATCTGCTGAAAAAAAACAGCGCTCCGGCAGATGCGATCAGGAGCGCTGCAGTTGTCCGACACGTGCGATTGTCCGCCAGTCGAAGTCAGAGGGAGAAAACAACCTCCTGAAATGAGGAACGCCTCTCAAACGCCGTGTTGGCTGGAATGTTCCGGAACGATGCTCGTTTTTGAGATTGGCAAATTTCAGGCCGGTTCGGGTAGCGGCTGCTGAGGAGGGGGGCTGTCGTCTCCACCGCCATGATCGTCATCCGGCCACCAACCTTGCCAGTCGTCTCCAAGGGCTTCCTTCGCCTGGCGACCGTCTAGGCGCGCGATGAGGTACCCGTTTGATGCGGGAGATCCTGCAGCGAATTGAGGCTAGCCGGCGCGACGGGGCTCAGCTGCGGCGCTGATTTGCATAATCATGCAATTGCGCGATGCCCCTAGGTCTGCTTTTTTGTTCGCATGGACACGAAACTGGCAGACTTGAAACTCAGGCCTTGGCTTCTCCGGGAGTTAAACATGATCGGGTATGAGGTGGTCGGAGATCTGCAACATCTGCCGACTGCAGAATTGCTGCGAATACCCGGTATGGGCGGAAATGACTGGCGCAAGATTGCCAAGGCGCTGGGGCGAGATCCATTCCCCACCTTGAAGAAACGTCCATAATCCAGCTGGCAAATCAGGCGCTTTCCCTTGATTCCGGTTCTGCTGAGAGTAAAATGTCCGCAAGCGACGTTCGAAGCGGTTCCCTTGAATGGAACAGGGCAATTGCGCCCCAGCTAGGATGAAGAATGCGTCGCGTTCGGAGCTGCAGCACCCCCGCTGCAGCTCTATTTGTGTCAGCCAAGATCCGGTTTTCCGGGAGGTCAACACCCAACCGCGTGAGCGTTCCCGCCGTTCGGCAGATCGGCGAACTCGGGACAGCCTCTAGCTGTAGCCAGGAACGGCAGCGCCCCGGGAGGGGCTGGGGCGCTGCCAAATGACGATCCTCCCCATGCGGTAAACAGGATCGACATTTCGAGGAAGATCCGGCGCTCAAATGAGTGCCGGCAGCGGTTAACTCACCGTGTTCTGGTTGGTTCCCGAAAACTAAATGAAGAAGTCAAATTAGAAAAAAACGGCAGCACCCCGAAGCTAGAAAGGCGCTGCCTAGCAGTTCTGGAGAACGTCACGTTAATCTTTCATCAGCAGCCCGCCTTAGTCAGCGGTGGTGCCCTCTAACCGCGGGCCTAGCGGATGGTTCCAAAGAAAACTAAGCCAGCTGGCGCTTGCGAAGTAAGGGCTGCGTCTCAAAGTGCGACCCATGCAAAGGCGAACAGTGCAATGACAATAAGTAGAATTAATATGCCAGCTAGATTGAGCGAGTGCATTTCATTGTTCTCTTTGTAGACTCCCTCGGCAGGTGAACACGTCACCGGGCATGAGGTTCCCACCCTTGTCGTCATCCGTCCGGCTCCTATCCTTCATGGTTGATCATGGAGGAAAGCATGGCAGATAATCCGAAGAAGAAGGGCCGCGACCGCGAGCTCGTTTCCGAGCAAGAGCACGAGGTCGCATATCTGATGCGAACGGCAAAGGTGACGCGGCAGAAGGCGCTTGAGGCCATTCGCGAGGCCGGGCCGAACCGCGACAACGTGATGGCGTATCTTCAGAGCAAGTAGAAGGCTAGAAAAAGTGAGTGCCTGCCGAGGGGATGGGGCAGGCACTCAGAACAGGTTGAGGGACCTGGTGCCGCGAAACGCGCGGCGCAACAGCTAACGCATGTCGTGCCACCTTGTTCCTAGCGTCCTACTGTCTGGTCCGCATCCATTCCTCATTGTCGAGCATGGACTGCAAGTCCTCTGGCACCATGCCAGGCCATTCGCACCTCAGGACAGCTTCGTAGCACTCCTCAACTTCAAGCGCTGCCGCCCTTGCCGAGTCTGCCTGACCGTTCGGGCGTTTCCATCTGCTCGCGTTCTTTGCCCAGTGCCAGCACATGAACCAGTTCCACCAGCCCATATGGTACCAGTGGATGTGTGCGAATTTCCGTTCGCCATCGAAGCCGGTAAAATGTTTCGGGTGATCGGGCCATGTCTGCCGCCATTTGTATTTAGGTTTGGGGAGATCAGGCACGGCTTATCCTCCTCGTTTGAGGTTGTTACAATCGCCCCGGTTCGTGGAAACGCCCGACTGCCATCGAGCATGTTCCTAATATGTTCTCTCAGCCGAAAGAGTCAATTCGGCTTTTCGCGGGCCTGTGCGTTAATGGGCTAATGGCCAGAGCATCGTCGAAAACACCGCGCGGCACCTCATCGCCGGACCCGATGCCGGAGCGGGTTGATCCATGTCTGGCGGTGCTAGTCGACAAGCCGCCAAAAGGGCCGGACTGGGCCTTTGAGGTGAAATGGGACGGCTACCGTCTGGCCGTTCACGTGGAGCCGGACAGGGTACGGATAATCACACGCGGCGGCTACGACTGGACGCCCCGCTTCGCTTCAATCGCGGCAGAGGCGCGCCAGCTTGGTTACGAAACCTTAATCCTCGACGGCGAGGCGGTTGTCCTTGACGATCAGGGGCGGTCGGATTTCGGCATGCTTCAGCGCGCGCTCGGTAAGCGACCTAGCTTGCATGATCCACGCGAAATCATCTTCTTTGCTTTCGACCTTCTCTATGTTGATGGTTGGGACCTGCGCCGACTGCCGCTTCGCGAACGCCGGTGGCTGCTCGACCCGATAGTCGCCGGCCGTGCCGGTGCCATCCGGCTATCGGAAGAGGTTCAGGCTGATGGCGACGAGTTCTTTCGCGTCGCCTGCGCGCACGGACTTGAAGGCATCATCGCCAAGCATGTCGAGAAGCCGTATCGATCTGGTCGCGGCGAGTGGTGGCAGAAGATCACCTGCAAGCGCCGGGATAGCTTCGTGATCGTCGGCTTCGAGCCTTCGACGGTGCCTGGTCATCTCGGTCGGCTGCTGCTGGCCGCTCGCAAGAATGACGATCTGGTCTACGTCGGGGGCTGCGGCACGGGCTGGTCGCACGATCTATCACGCGAGCTGCGCAACGTCCTCGCATCGATCGTTACGAAAACACCGGCAGTGAACCTGCGGCGGAAGAATGCCGTCTTCACCGAGCCGCTGCTCGTCGCGGAGGTGGAGTATCGCGCATGGACGGATGACGGCAAGTTGCGGCATGCCTCATTCAAAGGAATCAGGCCGCGAGAGGATGACGCGAAGGTGTTCGAAATTCCTGTTGCAGATCAGCCAAAGAACAACTAATTTGCGGTTTCCAATTCACGAAACGTTCCGCGTTTTTGGGTGTAGTTATCGCACGGCATTGGAAACCGCTTTACTTTATTTGTAGGCTGTTCAGAGAAAAATAGATTACTCTTAATCAGCGGGTCCACGGTTCGAGCCCGTGATCACCCACCATTCTTCTCTTCTTCTCAAAGATCCGTTCATTGCTTGCGGATACCAATGCCTTGCTTAAGGCATGGACACTCGTTCCAAGCTTTTGAAAGTACGCGCTTCCGCATGGAAAAGCGTTACACATTTTTGCTGGAAGTGCCCAAAGCCGACAAGCGGGATTCCGCATAGGCGTCGTGGCCGTCATTTGCCCGTTCGATCTCGTGCGTTGCAGCACGAGCAAGAAATCCAGACCGCGTAAGGCCGTGGGCTTCGGCGAAGGCATCTATCTGCTTCAGGACACCTTCGGGAAGCGTAACGTTCACTCGAATGGCTCTTTTTGCCTCGGTTTTCACCGCGACGAGAATAGCGACGCAATCCCTGTTCTCGGCGTCGGACATGACAACCTCAAGGGAGGAGGGCTCCGGGATGGCCTCGCCGTCCTCTACCAGCCCTTCAATATGCAAGGCCAAGGCTTCCTCTGCCATAGCGCGCGCGTCGTCGAGGTCGGCACCGGCGGTCACGACGCCGGAAAAATCAGGAAAGGAAACGCCGTAATCGCTCTCGGCGTCCTTGTGGATCAATCCGATATAGTTGCGCATGGCCTTACCTCAATTTCAAACCGGACTGCTTTTCAATGCTCCTGAGGGTACCGATTGGTAGATCCCTCTTCGGGTGAGGAACGGTAACCCGGCCGTGCTTTTTCGGATGTTTGAATTGAACGTGGCTGCCCTTGGTCGCAACCTCGTACCATCCGTCCTTCTGCAATGCTGCAATAATGTCGCCGCTCTTCATCTGATACGACAATACACACGCATGTGTATTCGTCCAATGAATTTGTCAAGCCAATCTAAGGCGGCTTTCTCGGATGGTCTCGAACCGTCGGATCATCAGCTTGTGCTAAAAAAGCCAATATTCATCTCTAACGACCGCCTGGCTGGGACTTCGAAGCGAGTTCGGACGGAGAGTTCATGCGAGGTTATCTGCTCCTGACGGAGGCGAGAAGCGGGTCGAACTGGCTGGGTTCGCTCGTCAATGGCGCCGGTAATATGGGGCGCTCGAGCGAGTGGCTCTCGCCCAAGATCCATCGGCTGGATACCGGCGCCTTGTCATGGGACGCATTCTTTCAGGAACTCCTCAGGAAGTGCTCTACGCCGAACGGCGTCTTCGGCTCGAAGATATTCCCGAACCAGCTTTTCGTGACGCATGAGGTCTATGGAAGGGATTTCATTCAGCATTGCCTCGCCATGCATGACGTTGCGCTCGTATTCCTGCGGCGCAGGGATACGCTGAGGCAGGCGATATCCTATGCGCGGGCGAGGCAAACACGTAGTTTTGCCGCTCACGTCGAGGGAAGGGCCAATCCCCAATACGACTTCGAGCAGATCGCCCGATGCTTTTTCTACATTCGCGACAGCTATGCCTTTTGGCAAAGCTATCTGGAACTCACCGGCGTTGAATTTGCCGAATTCGTCTACGAGGAGCTCGCCGCCGATCCGATTCCATTCGTCAGCCACTTGGCGGAGCACTTGCAGGTGCCGCTACCGGCGCAGCTGCAGACATCAATGGCAGTCCAGCGCGACGATCTGACGGAAGAGTGGATCGCCCGCTTCCACGAGGATCGCAGATCTGCGAACCTCCTGGAGGCCTATGACCGGCGCGAACATATTCCGGGAAAACTCAAGAACTTCGTCAAGTTGGGGACCCGGAGCCTGCGACCGCGGTATCCGTTTGCGTTCTAGCGCATTGGCCCGAAGTCTTGCGGCGGCAAGCGCCTCGAGTTGCGGCGGAGTTGAATTCCCGTGGCGATGCCGATAAACGCATCCTCCTGCAGCGGCCGATCGGAGCGAACCTTGAAAGATCTTCACTATCCTTCTCGCCAAGCTGAGAATGAGCGGGATCGGAGAGGGATATTCGATCGCGTGCTTACCCGGTACGAGACCTACAAGCTCACGGCGCGTGTTCGCAAGCGGAGGCGACCGATCGAAATGTCATGCCTGACCGAGGGCGGCCAGAGGCCTCTCGGCAAAGGCGACATTCCCGTCGTGTTCAATACGCATAACGATCGCAAGTTGATGCCGTCGTTTCTGGCGCACTACAGAGGGCTCGGCGTTACCCGCTTCATCTGCGTCGACGACGTATCGTCGGACGGGACGCGGGACTATCTGCTTGCGCAGGCCGATGTGGACCTTTGGAGTTCGCCGGTGCGGTATCGCGATGCCCGCAGGGGGCGTGAATGGCGCGAGGCTCTCTTCGAGCGCTATGGCTGGGACCGGTGGTATCTCAATGTCGATTCCGACGAGTTCCTGATTTACGAGGACTGCGAGAACCGGCCGCTCGGTGCGCTTCTGCAGGCATTGGAGAGCAGAGGGGAAAAGCGCCTCGCAGCCCCCATGCTCGACATGTATCCGACCGGACGGCTCGGGGCTGCCACGCTCGACAGCGACGACGGCCGCATGCCGTGGGAAATCGCCGATCATTTCGACGGCTCCGGATACGAGATCAGCTATACGAAGCGGGCGATCAGCATCACGGGCGGCCCGCGCAAGCGCAAATTCGCCCATCTGCTCGAACTCATCAAATATCCTGTCATCTTCTGGGACAAGGAATGCAGCCTGGGCGTCAGCATTCACCAGCCCTTGCCCTGCGAAAGGAATTTCCCCGCCGTCTCCGGCGTGCTGCTGCATTTCAAGTTCTTCTCCGACTACAAAAAGAAGATCGAGCAGGCAGTCGCCGACGGGCAGTACTTCGACGCTGCGGCCGTCTACCGCAAGATGCTGGAGGGTCTTCAGGAGACGGGTGAATTCGACTTTTCCGATGCATGCTCGACGCGATTCTCGGGTTCCAGGCAGCTGCTCGAACTCGGCTTTATCGCGCCCATCCGCTATCCCTAA